TTGTTGTGGTTCTTAAGAGGGGATACATCAATAGAGTATCTCTTGGAAAACGATTGTAATATCTGGACAGGAGACGCGTACCAAGCGTACCTCAAAGAATGTGAAAAATTAAAAAAAGATGAGGAAAATAAGTAATTTTTATACCCATCACCATATTTATATTAAAAGAGAATATGGAAACAAAATATTATTTGTATATTAAGACAAGCCCTTTGGGATTAAAGTATCTTGGTAAAACAACAAAAAATCCGATTACTTATTTAGGTAGTGGTAAAATTTGGAAACGGCATATTAAAAAACATAGTTTGACTATCGATGATATTAAAACTGAAATTGTTTTTGAAACAAACGATGTTGATAAATTAATTAAAAAAGGTATAGAATTAAGTAATTTATACAATGTAGTTGAATCAAAAGAATGGGCAAATTTAAGGGAAGAAACAGGGGATGGTGGAAACACAAGTAAATTTATAGATTTTTCAAATCCTGTTTTTCACAATCCAAGTAGAAGTAAACATTTGAATATGTGGTTAAATGAAGTAACAGAAGAAGAGAGAAAGAAAATTTTAAGAGAAAGGATTAGTAAGGTTGACTTTAAAGATAGGGCGAGAAAGGCTAAAGAAAATACTGATTGGGAATCGTGGAAAAAATCTATAAAAAATAGAAAAACAGATTATTCTAAATTTTTAAATGATACGCATGAAAAAAATAAAAAACCTGTTTTACAATTTGATTTGGATGGGAATTTTATAATGGAACACAAATCAGCTACAGATGCGGTTAAATACCTTAACGTTAAAAAATATAGTGCTAGTACAATAACTAATTGTTGTAAAGGAAAAGGTGAAACGGCATTAGGCTATAAATGGAAATATAAAAATATAGAAAATGAAAGCAAATAAAAACGATTTACACGAAAGTGGTAGACCACTCACACAAGAAGAATTCATCAACAAAATAAAAACAGATGATGAGTTCGCTAAAAAGTGGGGTGATTTAGGTCCGATTTATGGGAAGCAATGGAGAGATTGGACGGTTTATAAAAGTAACGGATATCAATGGTCTGATAGAGAAAAAGATAAGGCGTATTATATTAACAATGGTGTAGAATCAAATGTAGACCAAATCGCAAACCTAATCAACGACCTTAAAACAAATCCAGACTCAAGACGTTTAATAGTGAATAGCTGGAACGTTGGACAGTTGTCGGAAATGATTCTTCCACCTTGTCATTATGGATTTCAAGTTTACACAAGAGAGCTGAGTGAAGATGAGAGATATGATTTATGTGCAGCGCAGAAAAGCAAAATGACTGCAATATCAGAAGAAGATTATATCAAATATAATATTCCAACCAGGGCAATCTCATTAATGTTTAATATGAGAAGTACCGATGTTGGACTTGGTCTTGGATTCAATTTGGCCTCATACGGATTATTATTGATGATGATTGCTAAACAAGTTAATATGGTTCCTAACGAACTGATTTATAATGGAGGTGATGTACATTTATATTCAAATCATATTGAACAAGCAAAGGAACAGATTGGTAGAGAAATGAATCACGATGAAAAAGTTAAATACGCTCGTTCATTGTATGGGGATAAAGATTGGTGGAATATCAATGATAATAGAGTTTTAGAGATATTACATTCTAACAAAAGAACAAGAGAACCATATCCGTTACCAACAGTAAAATTATCCGATAGAGATGTTAATGATATTTCAGAATATACTTTGGATGATATTGTTTTAGAAAATTATCAATCACATCCATCCATAAAAATGCCACTTTCTAATTAAATTTAGGGAAACCATTTAACTTTTTACTTTTATAAGGTGGAGAGTTAAAAGTAAAAATAAAAAATTTGACAATTACAGATATAAATATTAAATTAAGTTATGAAACAAACACCAGAAGAACTAATAGAAAAAATTAAAAAAATATCTGAAGAGTTTAGAAAAACTGATGAATTTTTTCTAAACAATCCGGATATACCCCAAGAATTAAAAGATGGGTTATTAAAAATCAGAGAAAAGTTTGATAAAGAAAAACTTGAACAAGATAAATACTTGGAAGATAATAAACATAGAAAAATCAAAGGATATAATCCAGATACATTTATGCCAATATATGAAGATTAAAAAAATTAAGTTATGGAAAACAAAAAATGGACAAGAGAAGATGCTGAACAAAATAAAAATAACCTGTTGGAAGAATTAAAAAAAATACCTACATCACAAGAAAATTTAGAATGGGTCACAAAAGAACTTAATCAACTTATTGATGAAGAAGAGGTAAGACAAACTAAACCCAACAATTAAATAATATAAATTATGGAAAATAGTAAACAAGCAGGGTCGGTAAACGTGGCCAAAATACAAGAATCTGTAAAGTCAATCGAAATTTTGACATCTCAGTATAAAAAAAGAAGAATGAGTACTCAAGAGTACATAAAGTTAGTTCATGAGAATTTATCTCATTTAACAACACAAAGAAATTATTTAGATTATTTGAATAGTATCGGCCAAAATTAATATGTTTATACAAATATTACCTGATGAATTAATAGAGGAGTTCAGAGCTCCATGGAAACAACAGTTAATAAAAAATTTGCACATCGATTATGCAACTAATGCAATCCATGGTTGGTTTGAACAAAAAGAAGTAATTATTTTCAGATTCAAAGGCTATGGTTGGATTATGGATAATCGAACTTCGGGATATAAAATATCGAATGGAGGTGCTGGAATTTTAATTTGTATAGAAGTTTAGATATTTATAAAATTATGAAAAAGATTTACTACCTCATCCTGTTCTTAGGACTTAATAGTTGTACACCTAAGTACAAAGAATTATTCGATTTAAAATACAAAGAGCATGAGGCTTTGAAAAAGAAATACGAAAATTTACATTACGAGTACGTAACAATAAAAGATGAAAAAGAATACTTGAGAGACCAATGTAGAGTTTTCTATATGGAAAAAGAACATCTTAATTTAAAAATAGATTCTTTAAAGAAAGTAATATTAAAAAAATAAAAAAAATATTCATATATTTGAAAAAAATTGGGGATGCACAAATGAAGATGATGTTGCATTCAGGATGGGGGAAATTTTAATGTCAAGGGGAACTACAAAATATAAAAAAATTATAAAAGAATATAAAGACGCAACTCCAAAAGAGATTTGGGAAGGTGTTAGAGATAACTTTATATTTGGATTCTTAGGTGCTATTTTAGTTGTGTTTATTGCAACAAGAACAGATTTAGCTGTTTTGGCAGGATATCTCGTTTATTATTCTTACATGGGTAAAATAGTGAATCGTCCCAAATATGTAACAGATTTGGGACAAATGATAGTGTTTCCTGTACCATCAGCTATAGGCGCGTTTACAGGATATAAATTATCATATTATGTTTTAGAAACTTTTTTAAATTAAAAATATGTCAAACAACGATTACGAAAGACAACAATTTTGGGGTGAAGAAATAACCCATAAAACTTCAAAAGAACATGTATTTTCTGATTATGAGGCCGTTGGAATCTGTGAAGGTTTCATTGAGGAAGAAAATGAAGAAAGAATCATAGCTGCTTGGCAACATCTTGTTGATACAGGAATGGCTTGGAATCTTCAAGGATGGTTTGGAAGACAAGCTAATTCTATGATAGAAGAAGGTATTTTGAAGAAACCAAAATATAACTAAAATGGCGATTATTATCAAGAAATTTGATACTTTAAGAGACGGTGGAACAATATGTATAGATGCGTGGATACACCATAACGGTGAAACAATTGAAAATGAATCACCAACCGTGAGTATAGATTACTCAATAAATTCTGATACTGAAGGTGAATGGTTTTTTGGATTGAAAAGTAATGGAGGTAAGTTGATTACCGATGAGGAGTTAAAAGAAAAAATAATCAAAGAATTAGAATTTCACGTTAGAAGTCAGACTAGTTTATTACAAAAATTAAAAGAACCTAAAACACCTCCCAATATTGAAACTACCCCATATTTATAGTTAATGAAATTGACTATAGTTGATAAGGGTTCGATTATACAAGATAATCCAAACTTGTATGAAAACTTCTTTAAATTTTTACAAAAACAATATCCTTTGAAAGAAGATGTGACCATCATGTTTTTGAACGAACGAATCGGTCATATGACAACTGGTAGTAGAAGTGGTGATAATGTTATCAAAGTTTTAATTAAAAAGAGAATTAATAGAGATATTCTCAGAACAATTGCTCATGAATGGGTTCACGAGTATCAAAGAACCATCATGAAAACTGAAATGGGTCCTGATATTGGTGGATTTAATGAGGATATGGCAAATGCTGAGTCAGGTAAATTAATCAAAATCTTTGAAAAAAAGTTTCCTGATTTGGAAGAGAACATGTATGATTAAAATTTAATCCAATTCTTTCTATAATCTTTATTTTCAACACAAAACTTAGCGTAATCATTAACAATCGGTCTACCTGTGTTATAACATCCACAAACAATTTTCCAATTACCATATTTTCTATAAAGTTTATTTAACAATTTAGTACTTATTTCAATATTCAATTCTATATTATTCTTTAAGTTTTTAACCGAAATCTTTTTTTGTTTTATCATGTTTGCCGTAGATGGCATTATTTGCATTGGACCTACCGCACCGGCAAAAGATGTTTGATGAGGTCGGTAGTTCCAATGAAAAGGTCCTTGATATCTTGTTTCAAGATATGCTATGTTGTAAATGATGTATCTTGGGATTTCGTATTTTTTAGAATATTCTTCTAACAATTCATACATTTCCAAACTATTTGGAGGATTGATTAATCCAACACTTCCATCATTCAAAACAACAATATTTTGACTTTTCTCATTATTATATTTCATATAAGAACAACTCAAAATTGTTGTAAGAATACAAATTGATAAAAGAATTAAAAGTTCTTTTATTGTTACATTATTTTGCGGGTTCATTAGGTGTTGTGTTTTCAATCCAAACTGTTTTTGCATATAACTTAAAAATCATTTTACCAACTGAATCTTGATAAACGGTATAATCTCCTGATTTGGCATCTATAATCATCAAATTGTTATTCTCATCGATTGCCAATCTTACTTGTGATTTCTTTATTTTCTTAACTTCAATACTAATTTCATTTTTTTCGGAGTTAATTTTTTTATAATAATAACCTATGAAAAAAGAGGCCACGCAAGACGCGATTATTATTGAGTAAATTGTTAGACCCTTGATTATTTTTTTAAGGGTTTCTTTGGTTTTTTCTAAGTTAAATTTCATGTTTTTTTTATAAATAATTGGTAAAATTAATTAACTAATCAACTTTTTATTACGTTTTTTTCTGTGAAAATTAATAGTAAATCTATGTACTTCATCTTGAATTCTTGCAAGTTGAAAAAAACTTTCTTCATGTTCCATTTTTATGGACTGACCATTAGTCAAATGTATGGTATCTGACTTGTGGTTGTCATTTTTTGATATTGATATTAAGTCAATTTTGTCAAACAAATCAAGTTCTTGAAGTACTTTGATTGCAACGTTTAGTTGACCTTTACCACCATCAATAAGAATCATGGATGGTAGAACACCTTTTTCTTTCATAAGTCTTTTTAAACGTCTGTTGAGTACCTCATCAAAAGATGCGTAATCGTCAGGACCTTCTACAGTTTTAATATTGAATTTTCTGTATGAATTTTTTTCAGGTAAACCATTAACATATCTTACAGAACAAGACACTTGACAGTCACCAGCGTGGTGAGAATTGTCAAATGCCTCAACAATTAACGGTGTGTTTTTTAAACCAAGTTTAGTCTTTAAGTTTTTAGAAAGTTCGATAACATGTTTTACTCTCAAAGGTTCTAAAAGTTTTTTTAGGTCAACAAAATATTCGAGTTTGTGTTTGAATTTTTCACATTTCTCAAACTCTAATCTTTTAGAATACTCATTAAGTATTTTTTTTAGTTTGGATTCGATATTATCAAATTTGAATTCAAATAGTTCACGAACCATTTTAACATTTTCATGATAAACAAACTTGTCAATATCACCTGAACAAGGAGCGTCACATTTTCCAATGTGAAAGTCTAAACAAGGTCTGAATTTTTGTGTTTCAATATTTGATTTACTCAAGTTGTAAGAACAAGTTCTAAGACTAATCACATTGTGAATAGTTTCATAAACCTCATAACAAGTGTTACTGTTTGTAAATTCACCCAAAACTTCAATACCTTCTTCAAGTTTTGGAAATACTTCTAATTTTGGAAAATCACCACCCGTCAAACCAATGTACCATCTACGACTTCTATCATCTTTACCTTTAATATTGAATTTTGGACGATATAACTTAATTAAGTCATCTTCAAGTAAAAGAGCTTCACTTTCATTAATAGTTGTTACAAAATCAACGTCACGTATTTTTTCACGTAGTACTTTTACTTTTTCATCATCATGGTTTTCCCTGAAATAAGACATGACTCTGTTGGGTAAATATTTAGATTTACCAACATAAATTATTTGGTTTTTCTCATCTTTGAAAAGATAACAACCCGAGGATTTGGGTATTAGGGAAAGTTTTTCTTGAAGAACCATAAGACAAAGGTAGTAAATTTTTTACAATTTACCAACCTTTGAATTAAATTTGTAATTAGTTTACAGATACTACTTCGATATCGAAGAATAATTTTTTTCCTGCTAAAGGATGATTAGCGTCAATTACAACAGTTTCGTCTTTAATTTCTACAACTCTAACGTTGATAGGACCTTGAGGACCCATACCTTGTAAATTTTCACCGGCTTTAACTCCTTCAGGAACTTGGTTTTTTGGAATCTCAGTAATTAATTGTTCATTTATTGAACCATACGCTTGGTCAGATTCAATTTCAACTGTTTTTGATTCACCAATGGTCATATCTATAAGACCCATTTCAAATCCTTTAATTAAACGACCTGTTCCAACAGTTTCGGTTAATGGTTCACGACCTTCATTTCGAGACGAATCAAAGATAGTTCCGTCTTCAAGTTTACCAGTATAATGAACTGTTACTTTGTCTCCATTTTTAATTTTTTCCATTTTTAAAATATTTTTAAAATGATAGATTAAACTTATCGAATAATCAAATATTTTTTTATATATTTGAAATATTATTACAACTGTAAAATACTTATATTAAGAAATCATTAATTTTATAGAAATGACAAACGAAGAAATTTTAGAAGAAATTTTTCATGAAATTCACAGATTAGGGATGTTTCATGAGTTTTGTGACATAGTAGAAACTATACAAAAAAAGGACATAAAAAAATCTCACAACGAAATCGCTCAGTTTATTTACCATGACATGATTCAAAATGGCAAAATAAAATCATTTTAAGTCGTAACTCGATACAATTGCAAGGTTATCTGATGGGTAACCTGTATATTTCCATGACTCTTCTATTAAGTAATTAAGACCACTTAAACCAACTTCTTCAAACAATTCAATGTTTGTAATTAGTACTTTACAATCAACCGATATTTTCTGATTAGTGGTACAATATTTAATATAGTTTACTTCAACTACACTACCTTCACCATATAAGGCCTCCAAATCTTTTAAAAAGATTTTGTTTAGTAAGACAAATAAACATTTTTTCATTTAATTAAAAGTAGTTGATTTTATTGAAAAAAAACCATAACATTCTAAAAAAAAACATGTATTTAAACGTTATTTTAACAATTTTAGTTTTAGTATTAATCACCATTTCTACCTTAACGGTACTATGGTGGAAAAAATACGGAAAAGAATTATTTTCTTTAATAATAAATATGAAAAACATGAAAGAGAATGTTTCATCATCTAACCCTATGTTACCTGATTTAAACAGTTTACTATCAGATTTTGAATCTATATCAAAAAATTTTAGTAAATTTGGAAACAATAAAAATTTATAGAAATGGAAATAATTAAATTACAACATGAGTACGAGTGGGTCGTATCGGTTTTGAATTCTTGTACTAATCTTGACCAAATTAAAACTTCTGAAAAGTTGTTCAGTAACTTTATATACAAATGGATTGATGATTTGTCTGAAGAAAAAACATTAACATTAAATTGGAACTTCAAAAAACACGTATCTCAAAAAAAATTGAATTTGAATAGTCAATAGGAATAATTTTTTTATTTAAAAATAATTTAATATCTTTGTATTATGGAAAATAAAAAAGTTGGTTTTTTAGAAAATATTAGACTTTGGTGGAAATTTGAAGGAAGATATTACCACAAAGATTTTGTAAATGGGGTTAAGAATCTCATTCGTTGGTTTCCTGTTATATGGAAAGATAGAGATTGGGATGACCACTTTATTTGGGAGTTAATGATGAAGAAGATTACTTTCCAAGCTAAGTATATTGGAGACCAAGATAGACACACTCGTGCTAAACGTGATGCTGAAATAATGATGACTTGTGTTAGGTTAATGGAGAGAGTTAAAGAAGAGTACTATGGTACAGAATATATAGATTATCACGAAACTAAACATGAATTTGTTGATTGTGATGTTCCAGGACATAAAATGTTAAAAACAACAGAATTAAGTGAGAGATTTGATGAATATTTTTCAAAGTATCCTAGACTTTACAAGAAAATTTTAAGTGAAAATCCTAACGAATCTAAATCAAGAATTGGATTTTTGATGTCAATGGAAAATCACAAAAAGGCAAAAAGGATACTTTTTAGATTAATGGAACAATATATAGGAAACTGGTGGGATTAAAAAAAAATAAAATTATGAAAAAATTTTTAGACAAATATGCGTGGTTAGTAATAACAATTTGGTTTATTTTGATAATTTCATTATCTTTGATATTATCATGAGAATTACATTTATATCTGACACACATAACAAACATAATCAGATAACAAAAGATTTATTTGGTGGAGACTTGTTATTACATGCGGGAGACATATCTTCAATGGGTTATAAACATGAAATTACCGAATTCTGTAAATGGTATAATAAGTTGGATAACTACGATACCAAAGTATTTATTGCGGGAAATCACGATTGGGGTTTTCAAAAAAACCAAAATGAAACCACTGAACTTTTGAAGTTATATGAAAATATTGTATATCTACAAGATAATTTACATAGTGTAGGAGAAGATAAAATCAAAGTATGGGGAAGTCCTTGGCAACCTGAGTTTTTTCAGTGGGCGTTTAATCTACCTCGAAACGGACAAGAACTAAAAGAAAAATGGGATTTAATCCCAACAGATACCGATATTCTTGTTACACACGGTCCTGCTTGGGGTTACGTTGATAAAGTACTTGGAACTCAAAAACCTCTTGGTTGTGAATTATTAATTAATAGAATAAAAGAAATTAAACCCAAAATTCATGTTTGCGGTCACATACACAGTGGATACGGTTATTATTTTGATGGTAATACTCATTTCATAAATGCTGCAGTATTAGGTGAAAATTATCAATATGAAAATAAACCTTTAACTGTGGAATGGAATCCTAAGACAAATGAATTAGAGTTTATTTAAAATTAAAAATCCCTCAATTAAGAGGGATTTTTTTATTTAGATAATAATTCATGAAAGTGTTTAAAATGTTTGATTCTATCGACCAAACCAATTTTTCCACCATTAACTCTTTTTGTAACTTCAGTTACCACTGCGTCAGTCGCTCCCTTATCACAAATAGACCAAAGATTATTATTATTGAAAAAGAACGCCGCAGATGCTAATGGATATTTTGTTGCGACTAAATCAGGATTAGATACACAGTCCTCACCTATAAATTTTGTAAAGTTTGTATAGTTGTTTTTTCCGGTTAATTGGATGTAACCTCTGCCACGGAATTTGAAACCCTCTTTAGTAGTTTCATCACCATTTCCCATTCTACCACCATAAACTCTAGCAGCGATTTTTTCAGGGTTTCTTGCGTAAGACTCAGAAAGTGTTCCGGGGAAATATTTCGGAAATATTTTTTTTAATCCGTCTGAAGAATAGTTTAGGTTTTCAGAGACGGCTTTAAAGTTACCCGATTCATGTGAACATTGTGCTAAGAAGTGAGCTAATCTCAAATCATTAGTAATGTTAAATTTTGTTGCAGTATCCTGGATTTGATTGTATACCGCGTCAGGTACGTGACCTTTTAGTTTTTCTATGTTTATCATAAAGTTTTAATTTACAATAAATATCTTAAAATAAAATAAATAGTTAATGAAATTTTAACATATTTATTGACATGTCAAAACATTCTAATTATATTAAAAAATTAAATGAAACTTTAATATTCCAATCACATAATCCTTTATTTTATGAAGGTAATACTACAGAAGGAGCTAAAGTACTAACTAAAAAAGTTACAGATTCTATAGATGCTGATAGATGTTCAATATGGTTATATAATGAAGATAAATCTGAAATAATATGTGAACAATTATATGTTAAATCTGAAAATACTTGGTATCAGAATATAACACTACATAAAAAAGATTTCCAACCTTATTTTTTAGAGTTATTATCAAACCCAATTATCATTGCCAATGATGCCGAAACACACCAAGCGACTTCTTGTTTTACCGAAAATTATTTAAAACCTCTTGGGGTAAAATCAATGTTAGATGTCCCTGTTATTTATCGTGGAGAAACTATTGGGGTGATTTGTATTGAGTCATTAACATTTAGAGAATGGGATGATGTTGAGATTGATTTTGCACAATTATTATCATCTATTTATAGTTTTGCATATTCAATTAAAGAAGGGAATGATTTATTGAGGATAAATAAAGAAACTGAAAATTTTTTAAATAGTGCAGCAATTGTTTCGGTCACAGATAAAAATGGTAAAATTACATACGTTAATAAAAAATTTGAGGATGTATCTGGATGGTCTTTGGATGAAGTAATGGGTAAAGACCATAATATTGTTAACTCAGGGTTACAACCTGATGGTTATTGGGGTGAAATGTATCAGACAGTAATGAAAGGTGAGATATGGAATGATGTTGTTACCAATAAATCAAAATCCGGAGAATTATATTACGTTGATACATACATTAAAGCAAAATTTAATAAAAATGGTAAGTTAGAAGGATTTTCATCAATTAGACAAGATGTAACGGAGATTAAGAAAAAGGAAGTGGAAATCCGTAATAGAATGAATGCGATAAATAAATCTAATGCGGTTATTGAGTTTGATTTAGAAGGAAATATTATTTTTGCCAATGACTTGTTTTTAAACACTATGGGTTATTATTCACAAGATGAAGTAATTGGAAAACACCATAGAATTTTTATAGGCGATGAATATGCAAAAAGTGACGAGTATTCTCTTTTTTGGAAAAAATTAAATGAAGGTGTATTGTTTTCTGGTGAAATTGTTAGAATTAAAAAAGATGGGTCTTTAGTACATTTGCAAGCAACTTACAATCCTATCGTTGGTATGGATGGTAAGATTTATCGTGTTATGAAAATAGCTACGGATATCACCGAATCTTATGAACAAAAAAAAGAGATTGAAAAGAAAAATACTTACTTAGAACACGCTGCCAAAATATTAAGACATGATATGCACTCAGGTATTAATACTTATATGCCAAGAGGACTTAGTTCATTAGAACGTAGATTGAAACCTGAAGATATTGAATCATTAAAGATTGAATCACCCCTTAAAATGATTAAGGAAGGACTTAAACATTCACAAAAAGTTTATAAAGGTGTTTACGAGTTTACCAATCTTGTAAAGAAAGATGTTGTATTAAACAAATCTGAATGTAATGTAAAAAACATCCTTATTGATTATTTATCATCAACCGCTTATATAAGTCAAGTGGTGTTAGAAGATAATTTACCAACAATCGAAATTAATGAGGCGTTATTTTGTACGGCAGTTGATAACCTAATAAGAAATGGTTTAAAGTATAACGACTCTGAAACAAAGTTTGTTAAGATAAGTTATGAGGACGGCTCAATTTTAATACAAGATAATGGTAGAGGGATATCCCAAGAAGATTTTAATTATCTATCTAAACCATATACAAGAAAAGAAGGGCAAAAAGAATCTGGTACAGGGTTAGGTTTAAATATTTGTGTGGCAATTTTAGAAGAACACGGGTTTATAATTACCTGTGAAAAAAATGAAGTTGGAACTAAAATGAAAATAAAAATAAAATAAAAAAAAGAAAAAAATGATTGATTCAATTTTATTAGTTGATGATGAGGATTTATTCCATTTGGTTTTTGAGGATAGTTGTTCCTTATTAGACATTACATTGTCATTAAAAAGTTTAAATAGTTCTGATGAGGCCGCTAAATTATTCGCCGATTGGCAAAAAAACTCAAATGGTAAACCTGAATGTGTATTCGTTGACCTTAATATTATAGGTTCATCCTTTGATGGTATTGAACTTATCCGTAAGGTTAATTTTGAGTATGGTAATAACGTAGTTATAGGTATTATATCTTCGAGTAACGAATCGGAAGAACAAGCTAAGGCAGTACAAGCGGGAGCTCAATTTTGGATAATAAAATCTGACGACATTGAACCTCGTTTAGAAGAGTTTAGAAAAGATTACGAAGGTTATAAAAATAGAACCGCACCATTTAAAGTGTATAAGTAATGGTTAAACTCAACAAAGAAACTAAAAACGAATTAATTGAATTATTAAATTCTAAAAGCATTGCTTTAGAAGGTAATATTGTTAAATTATTTGATGCTGAGGGTGATGTTGAGTTTGAAAAATATTTAAAAACTTGTTCTGAGAAAGATAAAGATAATAGAAAAAAACGTTTAGAAATTACTAAACAAGTTCAATTACAAAATAAAGAATTATCCGACCTTAATTTGGAAAATGCAAAAATTATGTCCGAATTACAGACAACTCTTAAAAATGTTGAGGAATCTAAAAATCAAATTGAACTTCAGAACAGGGAACTCATAGCATGGAAAGAAGATAATGAACGAATGGGTCAGGAACTTAAAGAGGAAATGGCCAAGTCAGAAATTGCTCGAATTGATGCTGAAAATGCTAAGAAAAACGCCGAAAATGACCTTGATGTTTTACAAAAAAGAACTCAGTTTCAATTGATTAATACAATTGTAAGAATGGCGTTATTTGTAATTGTTGGTGTTGGTATAGTGACTACGATTTTATATATGACCGCAATCTTTTACAACAAAGACACTCAAATTATCGGTTCAACTTGGAGTAATATGTTTGGTATTTTACTAACTAACGCTTTTAGTATTGTTGGTACAATAATGGGTGTTAAATACGCGTCAGAAAAAAAAGATTAACTTTTTTTCTTTCTTTTTTTAGTTTCAGGTGGTTCAGTTTTATATGTTATTAACACCTCAACTGGATTAATTCGACTTACTTTACTGTTATATTTCCATGTAGAAATGGTAAAGTCGTCTTCATAAACGACTTCCCATTTCGTATGGACTGATATATTTTTTTTATCCACGATATAAAGTTACAAATTTATTTTGTGACTTCCAAATCCATCATATTCATTTCATATGCTCTTGCTAATCGAGTTAAACCGATTCCACCACCGAATCTTTGAAAAAAAGTTAAAGATAAGAATTCTTCTAACTCTTTTTCAACTCTTTCTTTTCCAAAAAGTTCGAACAATTTATCACAGTATTTACCATTCTCAATGGTATAAAACATTTCTCTCATTTTTCCAACATCACAACTTCTTTCGGCACTTCCAATTGTTTCTTGACCAAAAAGAATAACGTCAATTTTGTTAAATACATTGTTAGTTCCATGTTTCATGTTCCAAAATGGATTTGTCCTCAACGGAAAATGTTCGAGTGAAATTACATCACCTATCTCGTGCCACATTTTTGTTTCATGTTCATTTTCTAAAATTTGAGTTTCATATTCCGCACACATACCTTCATAAGTTACGTATTTTGGGGTTCCAAAACCTAAGAAAAGTAACAATTCTTTTTCTAATTTTTGTAATTCACTGATACCTCCTTTGGATTCAAATTCAAACATAGGGAAAATTAATTCATGACGACCTGGTATTGGATTTTTTTCTTCCCTGTACGAAGTTGAAACACAAAACACGCCTGACCATTCAGGATTCTTTAATAATTCATATTCTAACCACATTTGTCCTGTTTGTGGTAATGGCCAAATTTTACCACTATACTCAAATGTTTTAACAGAATGTGGATTTTCACATGCCGCCAAAATTGAGAGTCTTGATTGTGTTGGTACTTCGATGAATCCTTTCATCAAGAAAAAATACCTTAATTTTTGTACTAATTCATTGTAGATTTTTGTTTGTTTCATTTTTTTTTGTTTTTTTTTAGTTTATAGGCAAAAAAAATCCTCCCGAAGGAGGACTTATTTACTTTATGTTTTTAAGTTTGAAATTCATATTTGAGAAATAAATATAACAAAGTTTAATAAAATAAAGACTTACTTACAAAAAAGTTTATATTTATTGTTATATGAAAATTATTCTCAAAGAAGACCAATTAAAAAAAATTTTAAATGAAGATTTAGGTGTTTCTAGACCTGCAATTGCGTATACAAATTTAATATTTAGAAAAATTCAAGGTGTTGTTTTGGATTTTGTAAAAAACACGGAAAAAAAGAATGATAAAAAAATTGAACATTTAGTAATTGGTCTTGATGACATAAAAACTATTTGGCAAAATGATATTGATGATTTTTTAGAATTACCTATTGAGGTTATAAATTTAAAAATTGAATTATACAAATCATCAAATAAAAAAAAGGATTTGGTGTTTGGTTCAGGAGGGGGGGCATATCAAGTCGAGGAGAAAAAAACCGGAAGTTCTTATTTAAAAAGACCAAGTTTATTAATTCCTAAGTACATATTGGACAATCCAGAAGTTAATAAAACTTTAGTATCTAATATAGATTTTCAAGTTTATATTACCGAAAATTATAACGATAATTTTGAAAAAGAATTATTATTTGATGTTAGAGACACCATTTTTCATGAAATGAATCATGTTTTAGAATTTTACAAACGAGGTCTTGAGGGGACATCTATCGACCCCCGTTTAACTTATTCGGGAGGTAAAAACTACAATATACCAAAAGAAATATTCCAAATATGGAATCGATTTTTAACATATTTGTACTACTCAGAACCTTTTGAAATAAATGCAATGAGTCAAGAAATGTATAGTAAAAGATTGAGGATGACATTCGAGGAATTACAACAAGAAAATTATTATAAAATATCAAAAGAAATGGAATCTTTTGATGCGGATTCATTTTTTGACATGTTGGTATCAAAAATTGAAGAAAGAAGTCCTGATAAAGTTATTTATATTCTTGTAAATTTATACAAATGGTTTATGAGAGATTATTTATCAATATCTAAGTCTGAAGGTTTAGAACCAAATAAAAAAATTACATCATCAAAAGAAATATTGAGTTTGATGAAGAAATTAGAACCAAGAATTCGAAAATCCGGTGACAAACTTCTAAGAAATTTTAGAAGATTATACTCATTAAATCCTGAAGTTTAAAATAAAAAACCCCTCTTTTGAGGGGTTTTTAATTAATCTTCATTTTTTGTCGCTTCACTTATTTGTTTTTTTGTCTGAGTGAATTTGTCTACAGAAGACAGACCCAAACATCCAAAAGCTAAAAGTGCCACAGCATCAACCAAATATTGAGCAGGCGCCACATCCGCGGTTGTGAATTGGTTGTGATACATAGTGACACATAAAGAAAGTGCACACATAATACCTACAAATCTTTTTGAAGATGGATTACCTTTTTCATCTTTGAATAATCCACTAATCCAAGAAATTGTTTTTTTCATTTCTAATTTGTTTTTTTTTGATTTATCGGCCTTGGCCTCTGTATTTTTTAGGTCTTTCGGTTTTAGGTCCGTAACTTTTTTTAGACTTACCTGTTCGTTTAACACCAAATGTTACTTTTTGGGTTTTTGTGTCTTTAGATGTTTTTAGTTTTGCCATTTATCTAATTTATTTTTAAATAAATATTTACTTTTTTCACTGAAGTATTATATTTTACAAATTTCGCATAAAAAAAGGGGATAGTAGCGAACTTCCCCTTTTTGAGTTATCGTAACGATAACGGTCCTAAAAGTCCTCAGTTAAGAGGATTATTTTTCTTTAATTAAATTCATACATCTTTTTAGATATTCTTTAGTTCTTGGAGTTGGGTCTTGATGTGCAAGTACTTTTTCAATGTCCCTAACTAATTCTTCACCATGTTCATTTTCTTTATAAAGTTCAATAACTTTATCCATGGCTTTTAAACATCCACCATTAGTTTCATCAAAATAATTTTTATTTCTGAATGTGTTCAGGTGATTCATAAGATTATATGCAATATTTTCACCACCATCTTTAATATTTGGATGTAAACGTAAAGTTTTTAGAACGTCTAAGGCATCAACCATTCCTGACACACCTCCATCTCTAACATACATGTCAGAAGTGTAACTTTTATAATCTTTTGCTTTTCCAACAATCTCATCTAATGGAATAACATTGTTAGTTAAACATCTCTGTTTAACTTCCTTAGTTTCTCCACCTTCATTTTCTAATAAATGTCTTCTGATTGATTTTTTTATATCTTTTTCGTTTATTACAATTTTTTTCATGATAATCTCTTTTTGTAATAAATATTTGATAATTGGTAATAATTCAAGAGTAAATTATTCTTCTTTTTCGTTTTCATTTGGTAACATAAATTGTAACCAAATATCAAAACACAAATAACAAATCCACCAAATTAAATCATTGATGGGATAATCAAATGGGAATCGTTTGGTCATATAAAGGAGGTATATAACTTTAACGAATACACCAATTCTAAGAACTATTAATAGTATTGAAATTAATCCTTTCATAATTTTACCTCAAATCTTTCTTTCATAATTTGTAATTTATCATCAGGAACTCCATGAAGGTTTTTACCACCATGACGATTTTCAACAATAACACAAAAAACCATATAACCATAATTTTTTGCCAATTCAAAATAAGGTTTCATTTCCCATTCTTGGGTGAATGTATTTGAAACGGCAATTTCTCTATAGAATTGGTCATTTATCAAACTATCTTTCATGTAAGTTTCAACCAAGTCCTGACAATACTTGTGAGCATCCTTCAGTTTGGTAACATCGAAGTTATAATCACCCGTTTCTTTATCGATAAAATACTTATCTGCCTCACATACCAAGAAGTCATCACCGACTAATTTCTCGGCAAATGTTGATTTACCACTTCCTGGTCAAGGAAGCCCTCTAACAAGGTATAAAACCTTGTCAAAGGGCTTCGAATTTTCAAATTTTTTCATAATTAATTATATTTATATATAATCAGGGGTTTACCTGAATTATCAAACAAATATAAATAAAAAAAATGAATGTAGAAACAAAATTAGAAAGGAAATGTCCAACTTGTGAAAGGATTATAAAGTATTCTAACAAATATAATTTAAATGCTGCACAAAATAATAATAGGGATTGTAAAAGTTGTAGTACTAAAAAAAATAGACCCGAAGGTTATAAAGAAAAATTATCAGAAAGGTTTAAAGGTAAAAATAATCCTATGTGGGGTAAAACAGGGAGTTTAAATCCTTTTTATGGAAAAAAACATACTGAGGAAACTAAACGTAAAATTATTGAAAATAGAAATTATTCATCATATAAGACTGAAAAATTTAGAAAAAAAATTTCAGATTTGACCAAAGGAAAAAAAAATCCGATGTACGGAAAAACGGTATATGATGTTTGGTTCAAAAAATATGGAAAAAAAATTGCCGATGAAAAAATGGAAGAATTAAAATTAAAACAATCATTTTTAAATTCAGGGGAAAAAAATAAGATGTTTGGTAGACCTTCACCTAAAAATTCAGGTAATGGAATCTGTGGGCGGTATAAAAATTGGTTTTTCAGAAGTTTACTTGAGTTAAGTTATATGATTAATGTTATTGAAAGATTTAATTTAGTTTGGGAAACGGGTGAAAAAGAAAAGTATAAAATAGAATATGAATTCAATGGTGTTAATAGGAATTATTTCCCCGATTTTATAATTGAAAACAAATACATTGTTGAATTGAAACCGAAAAAATTACAAAAAACACTTTTAAATCAAAGTAAATTTCTTTACGCTGAAAAATTTTGTTTAGAAAACGGATATAAATTCAAAGTTACAAATATTAAAAATATTAATAAAAAGGAATTATTACTATTGATTGATAATGGATTAGTTAATCTTACTAACAAATGGAAACATAAAATTAAACCGAATAATGATATTTATTAATAAAAACAAAATGGAATTAGTTAAGAATGTAAGAATTTCAGAAAACTTAAGATATCACTTAGAAAATAATATTACTTTAAATGAAAACATATTTAGAATTTATTCTGAAAAGTATTTTGATTTGATTAATGAAGTTAGAGAATTATATGATGAAGACTTAATCAGATTAAATGATGATGATGAGTGGATAGTTGAATCAGACTTAGGTAAGAAAGTACTTTTGGAAAATGGTGAAGAAGTATGGTTAGACGCCCCAATATATGAGGAAGATTTATGGGAAATCATAAGTGAAGCCAAACATCGTGGTAAGAATGTTAAATTAAATAGTCCATTTAGAACACCTGGTGGACCTAAAAAGTTTGCAGTTTACGTTAAAACACCTAAAGGAACAATAAAAAAAGTAACTTTTGGCGACCCTAATTTAAGAGTTAGAAATGCTAATAAAGGGGCGGCAAAATCATTCAGGGCTCGTCATAAATGCGACCAAAAAAAGGATAGAACAACTGCAGGATATTGGAGTTGCTCAGTTGGTAGATACGCCAAAAAATTAGGTTTAAAAAGTTCGAAAACATGGTAAATGAAAAAACAATCGTTAATTAATTTTTTAAACAAATACTTTGAACAAGTTGGTAACCGAAATATCATCGATGAATATTCTATTGACCATGATATTAAAATAACTGTTCATGATATAACAAAAAACAATCTTGGAAGGATAAAATTCTACATTGATAGTGACCCGCAAGAATTGGAACATTCGATAGAAGATGATGATTTTAATCCTGTGTCCTTTCCACAAGCGGTTTATGAAGAATTTAAAACCGCGTTAGATTTATGTGGGATTAATCTTAGTGGAAATTATTTTCTCTTTAATAAAAGAAGTATTGATAGAGATTTACCTTATGCTCAAGATGAAATCTCTGAAACAATCAAAATAAGAACTTTTTTGGAGACTGTGGAGGATTCAGAACTAAAATGGCACACCGATAATGAAGATAGACTGATAAAACCAACACATAAAACAAATTGGATGGTTCAGTTAGATAATGAATTACCACAAAAACTAAGTGAAAATCATGAAATTTTAATACCTAAAGGTGTTTATCATAGATTGATTAAGGGAGTTGGTGATTTAAAAATTAAAGTAAAATTTGTATAATGTTATCTCAAAAACATATAGATAGAATTAATAAACTAATTTCAGACAAAACTTTTAATTACAATGGAGGTTTACTTTATGACGTTGAAAAAAACGGTGACGTTGATTTTAAATTTCAAATAAAGGGTTATAAAAAAATGATTTCTGTGGGAGAATGGACTGACTATATTGTGGTAGATATTTTGATTACAGGGTTGAATAACGATATAAGCAAATTAATTTTTGGATTTGTCCAAACAAAATTAGATGAATATAATTGGAAAGAACATTTCAAAAAAAATTTATACTATTTTGAAAATAGTATTAAAAATTATATTTCAAATGTCTTATCCTATTTTGAGGGTTCTCGTCCAGCAATTACAATAGGGGAAATAAAATTTAGTGATAATATTGAACCTTTAAATTTATCTAAGAATTAAATCTTTTGATAATTTTATTAATTAACTCTTTAACTAAAATACCTGAAACTGTTAATACCCCGAAAGACACTAAACGTTTAGCGATTTCTGAAATTTGTTCACCATCTAAATTAGAACTTGTTGCCATGTCATATAACATTGGTATAATTGGGATAATAAAAGTATAACTCATTATGTTTGTTACTTTATGAAGAGTTATATTTAAAGATTCTATGAAATCAAAAAATGCGTTTTTAAGTTCTTGACTTTTTTTGAATACTCTTAAAAAAACATCAGATAAACCTTTTTCTTTAATTTTATTTAAGATTTTTTTTACATACTCTTTATTGTCAACATAGTAACTTGCAATTATTCCTGTTAATAATAAACTGATTTCAATATCAGACATTTCTGATTCTGTATTTTTGATAAAATCATTTAAAGGGCCTACCATACCACCAATACTCGCTCCCCATGTTATGGCAAATTGTATGTTAATACCAATTTGTTCTGCGGATTTTTCTAAGATTTCTTTTGTGAAATTATATCCACGTTCTATGATAGAGTTGAACTCTTCACTAATTGATTCTGTAATGATAAATTTTTTTTGATGTTCAGTTACTGCAATTTTCATACAATATAAATACTTCAATATATTTATTATATATTATAAAATTCAATGAGTAGTAAAAGAATAAATCCTGAATTAAATGTTGGAGACAAAGTTGTGTTACTTCACATGGAAGATAAATACACTAACATGATGCCAGGTACAAAAGGTGTTGTTACTCGTGTTGAAAAAGTTTTTGGTGTTAAACAATACGGTGTTAAATGGGAAGACGGTAGTAAACTAAGTTTGTTATCAGATGTTGATGCTTGGAAATTAGATGATGGTGGTAAAAAATTAAATAAAGAAAGTTTTGTTGTTAGTAAAAAAACTATTATAGAAAACAATCAAGAGCTATTCAATCAACACGAAATATTCATGAATTTCAATATGAAGTTTTTACACAATTATCTAAAAATGATTAGAGATTCATCGATTGTTAACATGTTTGGTGCAGGACCATATCTCTATATGGGTAGAGAAAGAATTGAAAATGAATTCGAATATAGAGATATTCCATCTGAAGATGAATTTGAAAAAGTTTTAGACCATGCAGATGAGGCACAACAAGTAATGATTGCAGGTGTTATCAAAACTTTAGAAAAACAAAATAAAGAAGTTAATCTTGAAAATATTAATCGAGGTTTACAAAGATATGCTCCAAAAATAGTTAGTGTTTATACGGCATTATTCTAAGATATATTTCCAACCGTTTTTTACTTTCTCAGGTTTTAATTCTAACTCCATAAAAATTGCGTTTTGTTCACCTGCGTGAAGTCCTAACACATTAAAGTCAAAATATTCTTCAGCCTCACCTTCTGTCATAAGATGTTTTTCACAAAGTATTTGAATAATTTTATGTCTTGAATACACAATTCTTCTTCCATTACCAAATTCTTGAGCAATACCTATAATTGCTTCTTCAAACCCATCCAAAAGAATTGCACCTTCTGCGTAACTATCTAAATCTACTGTCATATATAAATCATATAGAAAATAATAGTCATTATCAACATATTTATTATTAAAACAAATCAATATGAACGCATATTTTACAAAAATGACCAAAGAAGAAAAAGAAAATATTCTTGACCAACATAAAAAAATATATGATGGTTATGTAACCCAATATGGTCAAAATGTACCACAACCTTTATATGTTCAGGATTTTGCAAATGATAAGGGTGGAATCACAATTAATAATAAAGGAGAAGTTACTCAATACAAAAACATGAATATCAATGAAATGAGATTCGATGGTAAATCGACTGGTTTATTTGATGAAGATGTTATGTCAGGAGCTAAATTTGAACCTGAAGTTAATATTGAATCTGAAGAAATGGATGAACAACTTGATATGATTGGTGATGGTGGTGATGATTTGGAACACGGAACTTTTGGAAAAGAAGAAGAATCTGAAATGTGTTCTCATTGTGGTGGTTTAGGTCATGATGACATGACAGGTGAAGAATGTGAGTGGTGTGACGGTACAGGTGAAGAAGGATTTATATCAAAAGACGATGAAGATTTTATTATGTATTCAGATATTGATGAAGAAAAAAAGGAACCATTGAAAGAAAGTGTAAATAAAACATTAGATATGTTTAAAAGATTTAAAAAGTTTTAAACTTTTCTATAATTGCAAGATACTTGTTATAATAAAAAATTATAAAATGCAAATCAAAGATTTAGTTTCATTTTACGTAAATGAAAGTTCCGAAATATTAGAGGTTACATTCAGACTATCATCAGACTCTGATGATGAGATAAGAACAGGTCAAATTGAAATATCAGAAACCGAGACATTTGGATATGATTTTCTAAACAAATCATCTGAAAGTTATAATCGTTTGTTTGGTGAAGAATATGAATCTGATAGTGAAGAATTATTTGAAGAAGATGATGAATTAGAAGTGGATGAAATAGAAATAATATCATTTTTAAATGAATATTATTTAATTTATCCTGATAAACTACCAACCGCAGAACTTTTTTAATGAAAAAAGATATTGATTACATAATTTCATTAATGAAAGAATACACAATTTCAGAAAATAAAAATGAAATTGGAGAACAAGGTGGAGCTGAAGGTGGCGGAGCGTCATCTGGTGGAGGTGGTGATAAACCCGAATATCCTACCGTTACAAAATGGTCAAGTGGTAGAAAATTCGGACCTACTTATAATCCCGAAGTTAAAACTTGGACAACAGGTTTAACAAGAGGAAAGGCTAATACTTTATTGTAGACTTAGATATTTATTAAAATATGATATATAAAAAAAATATTCAAAGTAACAAAGAACTAAATAAAATATTATTATTTATGAACTATGATAGTTCAAAGACTTTGAACGAAAATTATAATTTTATTTTTGAACAACCTTTAACTTCAGTTTCAACTCCCTCATCAGGTGGGGTATCACAATATGCTGACCCAAACTATAAAGGTAGACGTAGAGGTGGAGGTTTTGGAGAATCAGACGAAATCCCAATAACCGCTAAAGATGTTTCAGACGCTTTGTTAAAAATAAGAGAACTTTTATTTACAACAGGAGGGATGGTTGCTCAAGTAGTAATTTCAATACTTGGTGCGGAAATAGGTGCTCCTATCGCAATAGCGGCTTTGGATATTGCAATATTAATAAATGATTTATCAATAATGATTAATAAATGGGAAGACAAACCATTTGATTCAGAAGAAAATTGGTTTATATATCATTTTAGTACTAATGTTGGGTTTAAAAATTCTGTCGAAGATATTGCTTTTATTTTGACGGGAGGTTTATTAAAATTATTAGGTAAAACCGCAAAAGGCGCTTGGGAAATGATAAAAAGTTTGTTCGGACCTAAAGGGTCTTTTAAAACTTGGATAACAAACGGAATTGAAACTTTAAAAAATCTATTAGGTAAGATAGAATTAATACCTAATAATAAAATAAAAAATTGGGTAAACTCAAAAAAATTAGAATTTAATAAGGCTTTAGAATTATTACAACAAGAACCTAAAAAAGTTGGTAAATCGGTTATAAACCAAGTACCAAGTGCAATTGCGGGAGGAATAATAGTTGCAGGTTCAATTGAATGTGTTTTTCCATGGATATTAAATAGACCCGACAAAGAAAGAAAAGAGTTTATAATCAATACAATTATTGAAGATAATCCTAATTTAAA